GCCGGAAATCCGTCTGTTGTCGTAGCCATTGCAACCGTGCCGCCGCCGGTCAGTGACGATGTGACTGTCATTTGAGCGATTGCCTTCGACGCGAGCGCAGATGCAAACGTGAAGGTCAGCGTTGTGGTCGAGATCGGGCCGCCAGTCACCGTGACGTTGCCGCTGCCGATTGTGGTCAGGGCTTGCAGGGCAGTTTGCACAGTCGCTGCGTTGTCGTTCCAGTTGAGCGCCGTGGTGGTGACGCCGTCATAAGTCAGTGTGAACGTTCCGCCCGAGATCGTGCCGGTCTTGGTGAGCGTCTGCACATCGGTAGTGGCCGCCGTCAGCGTTCCCGAATAGCCCGACACAGACAGCGACGAAGCGGAGAGAACCAGCGAAGTACCGGACACATATTCGCGCCCCTGGATTCCCATGCACACAAAGCGGAAGTCCTTCGGCGATGAGTCAGATATCTGGACGCGGCACGGGCACGGCTCGTCGCCCTTAACGCCCGTCAGCGTCATTTCCAGAGCGCCGGTGCCGATTGCCTTGCTCGCGGTGCCGACTGTGTATTCAGGACCATAGGCGAGCGGCAGGCATGTACACACAAGCGTTCCCGTTGCCAGCCCTCGGTAGTGCGAAATGTCCAGCGGGAAGTCGTGAAGATCGGCAGAAACGCAGTCCGCTCGCATGATGAATGGAAGCTGCGGACCGATGATCGTGAGCGGAATTCCCGCTGGGTCGCGGTCGGCGTACTTCTCGGCCTTCTTTGTCAGGTTTGCGAGCGTGCCTACGGCCTTAGCGATTCCGTACTCGCCGGTCAGCGTTGTTGACGTTGATGCGTCCGCCGCGCCTGTCCACACGCCGTCGCCAACCGTTCCGTCGAAGTACCGCGTGGCTGTGGTGGTTTGCGTCACGCAAGCCGCGTTGACCTGGAACGTGCGCGTGCCGGCGTCGGTTTGGATGACCTCGAGCTTGCGCGTTGCGGCGGTGAGCGTGATGTTTTCGGTCTTGACCTGCTGCCAGTCGCCAGTTCCCGTGAATGCCGTTGATGCTGCGCCGTCAAACAGAACCGCCATTGGCGCTCCGGACGGAGCGTTGACGTAGATGGACCCCGAGTAAGCGGCAACTGTTCCGGTAAACGAAACCCCGATGCCGGTGTTTGCGTTGCCGTTGGTTACGACCTTGATCGAGTTTGCGCCGATCTTGAAATTGGTTGTGTCGACAGTGGGTCCGCTACCCACTGTGCCGATTGCCGACCAGTTGGTGGTCGACGCTGGGCGGGGGTTTGTGACGATGTTCGTGTAGGTCGATGTGAACCGCGAGTAGACCTCGAGCGGGATCGTGCGAACAGCGTTGTCCTGCGTTGATTCTTTTTGCAGCGCAGCGCCGTTGGCATCAATCGAGTCCGAGAACTGCTGCCGCTTGGCGCCCATGCCGACGCTTTGGCCATCAGCAAGACCAAATGGCGAGAGCTCTGGATAACCATCTAGCGGGATTCCGTCGAGTATGTACATCAGCCGTACAGCGCCTTCGGTGATCCGGTGCGCACGAACTGCCCTTGACGGCCACCGAGCTGCGCCGAAAGCATGTCTAGAAACGCTTGGTTGAGTTCGGCGGTGTTGATGTTGTGGGTCATCGTCGCCTTATCCGTTGCATCTTTGATTGCCTTAGTGTTCGCGTCGAGCGCGTCCTTCATAGCTTGGAGGTCGGGCCCATTGTCGGATGAGTCACTTGGCGCATTGAAACCGCCCTGCCCCTGGCTAATCCAGTCATTTGCCGCACCAAAGCCGCCGCCAGTCAGGCCCTTGTGGCCCTGGAATTTCACCTTGCCTTCGCCAATGCGTCCGGCCGCCTTATTGGTCCCAGCAATCTTCTTCATGTTCGCGTCGCTGCCGCCCACGCGGACGACGCCAAGTCCGTGGATGCCGAGTTTTTGTGCGGCCTTGTACCAAAGGTCGATCGCACGCGGCTTGCCGTTAACCGGGCCGCCGCCCTTGCCGATGTCGCGCTTGTAAAGCTTGAGCGTCTTACCGTTCGGGCCGGTGACATTCAGCGCCGCGCCGTAAGGGAGTCCGCCCAGAGCGTTGCCCATTCCGAGTTCTGCGAACGAATCCCACTTGCTATTGAGATCGTCGCCGCGGTATCCAATGTGGCCCGTACCTGGATCGCTAGGGCCGCCGAACATCGATGCGCCCCATGACTTTCCGGCCCCGGTGCTGCTGCCGTTGACGAAGCCGCCCTTAGCGTGACCGGTGGTTGAAAAGTGAACCGCGTCGCCGGGTCCAAACCACTTCAGGATGTGCTGCGCCGCGCGGAAGCCCGCCGGGTCGGTTACGTCGACCGCGAGGCCGCGTTCGTGCATCGAGGTGCCGGGCTTCGCTGCGAGGTTGCCACCTGCGAGGTAGCGCGCGTACAAGACCTGCTGCTCCGCGAAGGTGCGGAATCCGGACGTAACCGAGCCGCCCCAGCCATGCGAGCGTGCTTGGCTAATGGCCCTGAGAACAATGGGCTGCAGCCCGTGTACGTTCCCGCTGCCGCCACCTCCCCCAAACACGCTCGACGCCGCGTGCGCCGCCTTGCTAATTAGGAAATGTGTCAGCCCTGAAACGACGCTTCCGATGGCTCCGCCGAAACCAAGATTCCCCGCGTGCGGCAATCCGAGTGCACCAAGACCCTTGCCGACGACCCCCTTGACAGCACCCCCGAGGCCGAAACTTTGGATCATTCCGCCGCCGGCCATGTAGTGCGGTGTCTGCACTTTTTGGAATAGTTCAGGCAGACCGCCGCGAATGCCGATGGCGGCAAGTCCGGCGTTTACCGGCCCTTGCTGGTGGCGGTTGAGAATCGCCTCACCCGGCGCGGCCATGATCGGGACGGTGTCTCTGCGACCGACGCCACCGAGGAACCCGCCGCCCGCCTTGCCGATGATGGTATTGACGTTTCCGTGTTTATCAACGGTCGTCGAATTGCCCCTAGGCGTCGACGAGCCAGTGCTGATCTTGTGGATGTTGACGCCGGGGATATGGTCAATCGCCCCGATGATGTCGTTAATAAATCCGATGACCGTCGCACGGACGCCGCGCCACACAGAGGTAATCGAGTCGCCGAGCGCGGCCATATTTACGCCCGCAACCTTGAGCGCCGTTTTGAACGGGCCGGTGAGGATGTTCGCAACATCGCCGAATGCCTGCTTGAACTTGCCGTGGAGTAGGTCGCCGACAAGCTTGAACTGGTTGTACACGATCTTGGTTGGGATGAGTAGAACCTGGAATGTCTTGCCAAGAATGTCGATATCGCGCTTTAGGGTTTTGTGGTGGTTTGAAAGCCACTCCATGTAGTGGCCGAGCTTCAGCAGCGCCGGGGTCAATGTCTTGGCCAGCGTCATCTGCAGCCCGATTGAGGCGAACTTTGCTTGCAGCTCGTAATCGTGGAGCTGCTTCATGTTCGACAACGACTTACCGTCGACCTTCGGTAGGTACCGCTGCGCGGCGCCCAGGGTGTTCTTTTGGTCCCCGAGGATGCGCATGATGTCCACGCCTGCGCGGGCGCCGAAGGCACTGCGGACAAGCTGCGCGCGGTTGACGCCGCCCGGTGCCTTCTCGATGCCCTCGCCGACCTTGGTGAGCAGACCTTGGAAACCGCCGGGGCGAGCCCCTGCTCTTACATCGGCGCGTGACAAACCGAGCGCCTTGAAGTTGGCGCGCTGGGTTGCCGCTGCCTTAGTGTGGCCATTGGCCGTTGCAGCGGCCTTCGCCAGCATGTTGAAGCCGGTAATCAGCTTTTGGTTGCTGACATCCATGACCTGCGCCGATGCGGCCCAGTTGGTGGATATCTGCGCGGACAGTCCAAACGTTTGGTGGAGCTTTTCAGCAGCGATGTAGAGCGTCTGCGTCGTTTCAAGCGACTTCTTAACCGCCTCAAACGCGGTATACATCCCTGCGAAAGCGCCGCCAGCAACCCCTGCGGCGACGCCCATCTTGCCGAACTCTTTGGTGACGCCCTGAATGTGGCCAGCAGACTTCGGGCCGAAGTGCGAGATCGTGTGTTCTAGGAACTTGACCTTGCCAGTGGTTTCTTCTGCTTTCGTTCCGGCATGGCTAAGACCCGCGCCCGCGATCCGTCCCTGCTGCTCGGCGGTTCTGCCAAATCGCTTCAGGGTCGTGTCGGCGTGCGCGAGCGCCGCGTTGAAGTCCTTAGCGTCACCAATGACGTTGACTTGCAGGTTGCGACTAGCCACTAGCGCGCTCCTTTGCTAACCGGTCGATGTAATCCGAGAGATCGCGGAGCTCGTTCGGGGTGAACAGCTCCATTTCCCACGGCTTTAGGTGGCCGAAGTCTCCGGCGAGGAGTCCAGCGCGCCAGAATCCGCGGGGGTCGCCGGGGTCTCTGGCGTGATTTGTGTCACCGGCTCGTCGGCCGGCTGATCCGGGGGGCTTGCATCCGGCTCCGCATCCGACAGATCCGCGAGTCCGGTCGTGAACTTCTCGACCTCGCCCCAGGGAATGTCGTCCATTTGGTCAAACGTGATGTCCTTGAACTGCGACCGCGCGATGACGAAAATGGTCGCGAGAATTGATCCCGTTTCCGTGTCGTCCATGAACCGCTTTTCGATCTGGTGAACGATGCCCGAAGGCAGGTTGTTCTTCAGGGATTCAACGTCGGGAAGTTCTGTCACTTCGCAGACGTGTTCCCCTATGCGAATGCTCGCCATAGGTACTACTCCTTGCTGGTGGGGCTGTCCCTACTCGGGAACAGCGGATTGCAGCGGGTGCGAGGACAGGTAGTCCGCAGCCCGCAAGCCGAACTTGTGCTTTGCCATTAGCTCATCGAGGCCCTTCGCGACGGCCTCGGCGACGGCCTCGGCGTTTTCGCCAGCGGCCTTCTCAATGAACGGATTGCCGCGAATATGCGACGGCCCCGAGCCTGGCCCATGCTTTCCGGGTCCAGTTGTGCCGCCCCAGTGGATGAGATTTCCGTATGGCACGCGGGTTCCGCTTACCACTACCGCCGCCCGCTGGCCGCGAGTGGTGCCTTTGATGTTCTCGGCCAGTTTGCCCGAACGCTTAGGTGCGTCGTGCTTTGCGGCGTCCGCGATGATTTGCGCCGCTCCTGCGAGCATCACGCGGCCGTCCTTGGCTGCGTCCTTGCCAATCGCTTTGAGGTCCGCCCGGAAGTCGCTGAGTCCATCTACAACGACATCCAGGGCAATGCCCCGGCGAGCCATTACGGAGTCGCTTGAGTGGTCCGGTAAAGCGCCGTGACCGGCGAGGTCGAGCCATCGTCCACAACCTTGAACGGAAGCTCAAGGTCCAGGATGTCCGGGCCAGTGACGTTCGGGGTCCCGCCGTCGAAGCGCACCGTTGAGGTGAGCTGAAACGTATAGGTGTACGAACCCGAGATTGTCGCCCCGGCCCATGTGGTGACAAGCGCCGCCGTGGTGCCTGCGGTGAAGCGCGCGTAGTCGGTTAGGCCGTTGAAGTCAGCCGTCATCGTTCCGCCATATTCGCGGAATGCGTTTTCAATCGGCTGCTTCTTGAGCGCGTTACCGCGAAGGAACTTGCGGCTGGTCTCCATGTTGTTGGCTCCGGTGAACGAAACATTCTTAACGTCCACCTGCGAGCCGCCGACCGTGAGTGTTCCGCCGATGTAGCTGAACGGCGTTGCGCTGGCCGTGTAGCTGGCAGTTGCAAGCGCGGGCGACGTGGTCGCCTCGTCCTGGAAGTCGAACGAAAGGCGAAGCATGAGCAGCCCGCCGGGCGAGTTGGAGATTTCCCAGCCGGTAATCACGCCGCCCGAGTACGTGAAGGGCTGAACGGTTCCGGTGATGTCCGGGCGTCCGACCTGGCACGTAAGCGACGGCACAGCCTGAAGGTCTGTGACGGTTCCGGTGTGGTCGTAGACAGTTGGGTTTGAGCCAGCGTTCGGCTGCGTGGTCGTGACGGTTCCGAACATTGGCTTCAGGAAATACCCGAAGTCCTTATTCGTGACCTCGAAGTTCACGTCGCCCGTTGCGCCCTGCTTGTCTGCGACCCACTTCTCGTTTGCAAGCACCCGGCGACCGGCACGCAGGCCTGTCCCCTCGATGCGATTGATGCCGAGATTGATTGACTCATTCTCGAACTCGTAGAACTTGGTGACCGTAACGGCCGTTCCATATGTGGATTCAAGAACGAATCCAATCTGTGCTGAAAGGCCCGATGCGGTGGCCATTAGTTATCTGACTCCTTTTTGATTTTGGTGGCCTTAACCGGTCCCCAATTGGCTGTTTGTTCGAGCAAGGACGCGGCGACATCGGCTGGGACTTTCACGATGCCCTGCGGCTCCACGTAGTGATTGACTTCCCCGAGTGGGAGGTCGCGAGCTTCTGCTGTGATGTTCTGAACTGGCACAAGATTGGTCATCAGATCTTTCCTCTGCATTGGATTTCAAATGTCAATTCGGCCTCGCGGCCCTGGTCGTAGATGAACTCCTTGAGATTGAGTTCGCCTGTGAATTGAACGTCGATGTTCACGACGCCTGAAAGCGTTGGGTCTGAGCGAACGGCCGATTCGACTTCCGCCATCAGCGCGTAGGCGCGTTCGGTGCAGGTCTGCTGATCGTCGCCCGGTTGCTGCACGTCGACGACCATCTCAATCGCAAAGTCGTCGAGACGCGAGTAAGCGCCGACAACGCGGACCGTTTGGTCTCCGTTGATATTTCCGATCCAGATGCACTCTTTGGCTACGCGCTTAGAGCCGGGGTGGCCGTATGTGACCTGAACGGCTGAGAGGTTCGCGCGGGCCGTGAGCGTCGAGAAAAGCTGCGCCTTGGCTGCTGGCTGGATCGAAGTGCTCACAGCACCGATCCCATGTTGCCCCATGCGTACTGATTGACTGCCGCCTGAACGCTCGGCAAGTCGAACATGAAGCCTCGGATACCTGCCGTTGCGAGCGAGTAGGACGCAGTGCCGTCGCTGACTGAAGTTGCGCGGTTGCTGTGCGCGGTTTCGATCAGCCAGTATTCCGTGAGGTCAATCGCCGCTCGCTTGATCTGCTCGGGGCATATCGTGTAGCCGTGCTCATACTTAAATGTGAGCTGGCGGAAGTTGGTCCAGAAGATCGGCGTGCGGCGCTTGAGCGTGCCGCCTGGATAAATCTTGAATGCCGCGATATCGGTCGACGAATACGCCGTGCCGTCGTTTGTTGCGGCGGTGATACGGCTGATCTTGCGGTGCGGGAGTTTGACTACTCCGGTGTTATCTGCGTCGGTCGTGTACGTGCCGTAACGCGGGGTGAACTTCACACCATTACAGACCTCCTCAATCGCTTCAGTCGCCGCTTGCCGGACTGCGGCGATTTGCGCGTCCGAGTATTTGGCGGTGTCGGACAAATCGACGCGCTGCCGCGCTTCAGTGATCGAGAATAGCGGAGCGCCTACTACCTCAACCTGCGTAGTTACGGTGATGCCCGAAACGCTTGTGCCCGTCCATGTGACCGTCAGCAGGTCGAGCGTTGCGGTCTGCGTCGGCGTCAGCGAGTATTTGTATACACCCGTATCGCCCGTCGTGGTCGACCCGCCGCTAACCAGCGTCGTGCCGTCAGAATCCCGCGTGATCGTGACCGTTACTGTGCCGGCTGTCGTCGGCGTACCGTCAACCTCGAACGTCGCGTAGATCGTGTTCGTGAGATTCTGAAAGACGTGAGTTGCCACTATTCGGCCTTAGTGCGCTTCGCTGATCGCTTTGCGGGGGTTTCCGCCTTTGAGCCGAGGCGCTTGAGTTCTTTGTCGATGGTCGCCACGGTGTCGTCGTGGCCCATCGCTACGGCCTGTCTGCGCTCCTCGATGTAGGCGGAAATCTGGCCCTGCTTTGCTTCATCTGTAAGTGTCAAGGTGTCTCCTTTAGGCGAAATGTTCGTCTTGGGGCGAACCGCCCGTGTACGGGGTTGATTGGGCGTGGGCTTCTTCGTGCGTGCGGATTTCAACGATTGCGTAGGGGTCGTCACCGGGTCCGTGGGCGGGGAAGTAAACGGCCTTGCCGTCGATCTTGAAAAACTCAAGCGATTCATGTTTCTCGACTAGCAAGATTTGTTCGAGCAGCCAGCGTTGCCACGATGCCTCGTTGTAGGCGGCAGGGATCACCGGCATTAGATGAAGAAAACTGATCGGCGGTCCGCCTGTCGCGTCTGCGACTTCCGCCGAGATTTTGAGCGTCAGGCCTTCGCAGCCCTGCCCGCGGCTGCATTCCGCGAGCTCAAAGTTCCAGTCCTTGTAGGAAAGGCGCTTTACGAGGTCGTAGAGAATCGCCGTGCGTTCCTCGTTGCCTTTCTGAAGGTTTCGCATGTGGGGCCTTTCCGTGGAAGGCCGGGGAGAGCCGAAGCCCTCCCCGGATTCCGATGCGGCTAGAAGGTCGGAGTGACCAATCCTGTGCCGCTGATCTTGCAGATGCTCTTTGCGTACCGCACGCCGAACGTGAGGTAGTTGTAGAGCTGCAAACGGACCTGCAGGGTTCCCGACAGAACCTCAGACAGAACGCGCGTGCGCAGGTGGTCGTCCTCCATCAGCCACAGGTCGTCAGAGCGAAGGACGTAGATCGCGTCCTCGTTCGTGCCGGCTCCTGCGGTCGTGGTGATGTTCGGGTCGATGACAACCGGGAGGTTCTGGATCGAACCCACGATTGACTCGGCCGCGACGTTCTGGAAAACGCCGACCGGGTTTTGCGCCATCGTCGGGGGAAGCAGCGGACGGTTATTGCTGTCCGATGCTGCGACGATGAACGCCCAACGGCGCGGGTGCATCACGATCACATTCGGCGGGAGGTACCGCGTCGTGTTGATCGAGCTGACCGCGCTTGCGATCTTCGCGTACAGACCACCCGCGGCACCAACGGCCGGAGTCGTCTGCGTGTACGTGACCGTGTTGATCGAGGCCACGTTGTCGAGGCCCTTCAGGTTCGGGGCGTTGCCGTCACCTGTAATGACCTGCGAGTCAACGTTGATCGCGTAGCGACCGTGCAGTTCCTCAAAGATCACCTGGTCGAAACCGGGGATCGAGCGGTCGAGGAGCTGCTGCGAAATGTCCTGCTGACCAGCGATTGTGCGAACGCTGATTGCGTACGAGCTGGTCGTCACGTCCGTGCTCGAAACCGAACCGGCGTCACTCTGAGTTGCCGTGGTGGCACCCGTCGCGACGGTCGGGAAGTTAATCGAGTTGGTGTTCTGCGGAAGCGGAACCTGGCGGCAGAGGTCAGCCGTGGTGCGGCCGGCCTTTGCGAGCTTGATCCAGTCCTCCTGCAGCCAGAGGGGCGGCACGAACTCCCCGCCCTGTCCAGCCGTTGAGTTCGGGTTAGTACGAAGAATCTGTTCCTTCGTCTGCGCCTGGTGACGCATAACCCGCTCTGCAGCGGTCGGGTCTGACTTCATGTCCAGCAGGTCGCGGTAGAACGACGTCTTGTACTGCTCGTCCTTGCGATAAACCAGCGGCTCGTCACCGACGGTCACGCTCGCATTTGAGGTGCGAACTTCCTGGCTGGTTGTGTCGGCGGTTTCCGCCTCTGGCTTGGCCTCGGCCGCTACCGGGTCAAGCGGGGCGGCCGCGCGGGCCTCCTCGACTGCCTCGGCCTGCTCAAGACGTTCACACGCGGTTGCGTGCTCAGCCTTGGCGTCGTCGAAGTTGCGCTTCAGAACATCGACATCGGCGCCCTCTTGGGGTGCCTGAATCGCGTCGTTTGCGGCCTCGAGCTTGGTGAGTGCGTCACGGACGTTGCCGCGAAGCTCCTTGAGATCCAATGTGGATTCCTTTACTCGCTGTTGATGTGATTGCGAGCGTCAGACCTCGTGCCGCTTCCTGCTGCAGCTCACGCAGTAGGACCTCACGGGTCTCGGTAGCTTCGTCCTCAGCTTCATCAACGGCCAGGTTTCCCAGCTCCGTTTCTGCCTCGGGTTCAGCGGTTCTTGCTGACACATCCGTTTGCGGATATGCCGGGAAGGTGACGATCGAAACGTCGAACAGGTCACGAACTTCCGTGACCGTTCGGGTAATCATTCCGTTGTCATCTTCCTCCCACTTGTCGCGTTCAACTGTGAACGCGAAAGACTGTTGGTCGATGTCTCCTCGCTTTACCAGCGTTCGGAGATCCTTCGCGTAACTAGTCGGGGCTGCGGTGAAGTAGCTGTGCAGGCCCCTCGGGTCCTCGCGAAGCTCCAAGGTGTTGTTCTTGGTTCTTGCCAGAACGTAGTTCTCGTTGTGATTAAAGAGTGCCCGGACGTCGGGAGTCCGATCAAGAGCCTTTCGGAAGGCCCCACGCGCCATAATTTCGGTGAATCCCCCGAGGTCATCGGACCTGCGGTCAAATACGGCGCTGTGACCACGAAACACGAGTGCATCTGGCTCACCGTCCCTTTCCTCGAAGTCAAATTCCGTCACTGCGTCGAGCCGGCGGCGTTCCGGCACCGTGAACGTCTGCGTTCCGCTACGCGTCTCCACGCGGTAGATGGCGTTCCCCGAGTTGTCGAGTAGCCGCTTTTCAACGGGCAATTGGTTCATGTGCTGCCGCCTCCTAAGCGGATTCGATCTGATTGAGAACGCTGATTGCGTCCACTCCGGTTGCGAGGGGCCTTCCGCTTAGAAACGCTTGCCATTGGACGGCCAGCGGCTCGGCGGGTTGAACGTGGATGGGTCTTGTGGCGTCGTTTTCGGTGAACGAAAGCGTTTGGGCGCGGTAGTCAAGGTCAAGCGATCCGTGGTCGCCAGTGACGCGAAGTTTTCGCACCCGAACCGGCGAACGGCCGGAAGCCTGGATGCAATACGTCACGCCTGCCGAATCACCCGTAAACACGCTTGTAGTGCTGTCCCCGGTGCGTTTTACGGGGCGCACGCGGCCAAAGATGTAGTTTGCGGCGTCTAGTTCATGTGAGGCAAGATCGAACGCCACATCGCCGTAGGTTGTTGGGCTTAAACGCTCGGCTGAGTAGTGCCGGACGGGGCCGATCAGTGGAAGGTTTTGCTTTAGGCCACCAAGCGCGGGGTTGGCACGCTCCACAAATCCAGCGGCAATCTGAACGTGCATGGTTTCCGCGACGTCGACGACCCATTCGGCGGCCTCGTAACTAGGCGCGAACGGCTTCTCGACCAGCGTCGGGGTGTAACGCTGGATCATTTCAAGTGCTGATTTTGCGAGCGAATCAGCCGGCGTAGCTATGCAGGCAACATCAACCTTCGGCGCGTCCTCTATCCGCAGGTAGTCGGCGTGGCCTGCCGGATCGACGGTCAAAACGTCGTGGCCTAGTGATTCGAGAACGCGCTTGTGGTTTTGGCCCATATTTCCCAGGCCGACGACTAATGCGCGCACTCGATTTTCAGTTCGTCGCGGCGTTTGTAATATTGCTCTTTCTTTTCGCGACGGGTGCGTGGGCGGTTGCCGTCGCGGTGCTCTACTTCAAGAATTGAGGTCAAATCCTCGCCAGATTCTTGGTGCGATCCCCACAGGCATTTATTGTCGGCGATGTAATTGAAATGGGCGTCTTTGACCGTGAGTCCGCGCAAGGCCCTGAACACTTGGCGCTGCGAGTGCGATGTACGGTCGAAGTGGCCTGCGTTTGCCTGGTGTACGTTGAGATCCACGCGGGTAAAGAGTTTGATATCGCCGCAGTCAAACTTGCTCTTTCCCAAAACATCGCGCAAGTCATCAGCGGCGACGTCCACGAGCTCGTCGGCATCGATCGGGAAGTACCAGTCATGTTCGGTTGTCAGCGTTTCCGCTAACGCGAACATGAACGCGCGTTTTTCGACCTCTCCGCCGTACCAAAGCTCGTTCGGGCGGTGAATCGTCACACCCATCCCCGCTGCCGCTGCGGTTTCGGTGATTACTTCGGCCTGATCTGTGGCGCTGTTGCCCTTGCCTCCCGGAAAGTGCAGATATGCGCCGTCAACAGCGACAACGTGGTCACAGAATTTCGCGCACGACGCTATGCAAGCTGATAGCCAGCTAGTCGGCTCGTCGTACCAGCTCAGTAGTGCGACGACTTTCACGCGAACCACACACCTTGGTTGTGTCCGATCAATAGTTGCTTCTCGGCCGCGGTGTCACTTTGATTCCAAGTTTCCTTGACGTGGTAAATAAAGCCTTCGCGGGCTGCAAGGATCGGCACATCGTCTGCAACAAGGCGCTGAGAGAGCCGCAAATCGCTTGCATTACCCTCGGGGAACACTTCAAACGGATATTTCAGCCACATATCCCGCGACATCGCCGTGAGGCACATCCCAGTGAAGTAAGTAGGCACCTCGGGCGTCGGGTAGCCGAGAACTTCGGAGAAGTGGTATAGGTCGTAGCTGCTTATCAGCGGCGGTCCGTCGGGCGCGGGCGATCGCGTCAGGTTGACGTTCGCCTCAATCGCATCCAGGTTGCACCATCCGGTCGCGACGGGTGCGTGCTCTGCGATGCGGAGTACCGCGTCTAGCGCGTCCTGGCGGACTACTCCGTCATCAGAAATCATCACAAAATGGGTGAAATCATCGCGCTGAAATACATCCGGCAACACGTCCACCAATCCCCGTTCGGTGTATCCCGTGACAAACGCCTTCCGGATGTCCAGCGCCGCGAATGCGTCTAGGCATTGGGGGATCTGGCGGGGGTTCAGGATGACTAGAAGCGGGTTCATTCGGCGTTTAGGCATCGCGCGGGGTTTCCGGCCCAAACTTCGCCGGCGGGCACGTCGCGGATTACAACTGCGCCGCAGCCAATCCGCGCGCCATCTCCGACCTTCACAAACGGCTTGAAAACTGCCGACTGTCCGATTTTGACGTTCTTGCCGATCTCGACATGGCCGCCAACTGAGGTGTGCGGCGCTATTTCGGTGCCGTCGCCCACTTGGGCGTCGTGTCCAATGTGGACGTGGGCCATCAGCATTGCTTTGCCGACGCGGGTTGGGCCCGCAATACCGCCATCCACCGTCACAAACGGACTGATTCGGGCCGTTTCTGCGATTTCAGGGGGATAAAACTGTCCGCCGTCGTACTCGCGGTGTTCGGGCGGATTTCCTATTTCGGCAGTGGGGTGCCAGTTGCTCATGCCGGTTGCTCCTCCGGTGCTTTATTTGGGGTGATATTTCCGTCTGACCCCTGGCCGATGCCCTCGTTTGGGGCGCCGCCAACCGGGGTTTGCTGCACGTCGTCAAGGCCCTTAACGGGCGGGTAGCCCTCTTTGGCCCGGATCTCGTTCCCCGAGAGCCATCCGGCCTGCCGTGCCTGCACGTAGCCCGAGAATCGGATGTCTTGGGTAGCCCGAAGCAGGGAATCCGATTGAAATTCGATTGAGAGATCCTTTTGCGGAAACAGATCGTCGTCGGCCACAAGCGCCTGCTCGAGCCGTGCCATCCAAGGCACAAGGGAGTAGGTCAGGAACTTCATGTTTGTGGCTTCGGGGGTTTCCGGCGTTCTGGAATCGACCTCGCCAAGAAAAGCGTTTGGTACGCGGAAGATTTGAGCCGCTACGCGGGCGGTGAAGTGGCGGCTTTCGATGAGCTGCGCGTCTGCTGCGTTTAGTCCGAGCTGCTGGTACTCAAGATCCGGGCCCGAAATAACCGCGAGGCGGTGAGAGTTAACCGATGTGCGGTGGCCCTGCTCCCATGAATCGCGCAGCCCTATCTTCTCGTCGTCGTTGAGGCGGCGTGATGTCTTGAGGATGCCGCTCGGGGTCGCGTCGTTGGCGTAGAACTTGCCTGAGAACTCCTCAAGCCCCATCATTTCGCCAATGGCGTTGCGGTGGGCGGTGATTGGAGACACGCCCACGAACGGATCTTGCGCCATGATCCCGCGAATGTGAATCAGGTCTTTGGCGGTGAGGATGGTGAACTTGCCGGTGTTCGGATCGCGGTATTTGTAGGTGATGTCGCGTCCATCCACCGTGATCGAGATTTTTGACGGGTCGAGCGTCCAGAGCTCCTGCACGCGGCCGCGTGATTTCGTTTTCAGAACGAATGCGTTGCCATAGCCGTTAAGCGAGGCGATGATGTAGGCGATGAACTCGAATCGCGTCTGGATGCTGTTGGGCCGGTCGTGGAGAAGCTTCCACTGCGGCGTGCCCGTCGCGCGGATTCTCGCGTCGTCGTCACCGTCGGCGTCGTCCTTGTAGACCACCAGCGGCATCGACGCGATCGTTTCGGAAAGCAGGCGAATAGCGGAGAGCACAACCGGAAGCCCGTACGCTTCTGCGACCGTGACGCGCTTTAGCGCATATGACCACGTGCCGCCGGCCTCGCTGGGAAGCGGAATGCGGTCGGTGCCCTGAAAGATTGAGTCGCGGACCTCTACGTTGCCGCCGTTGCGCGTCGCGAGGATCATTTGCCGAGCACCTGAATAAAGTGCACGTTCTCTTTCGGTATCAAGAGTTCTCCGCCCATTTCGAGATTGGATTCCTCGCGGACCAGCGAGGGGTTCTGCAAGACGTAGTGGCCAGCGCGCCGGCCGTTGAGCAGCCCGTCGTAGGAAAGCCCATTCGTGTGGTGAATGCGGACCTTCTTGAGCACTAGGCGCTTCATATGACGTAGACCTCAAATCCCGAGTCCTGCTGGTCAACTTGGTTGAACGCCATGACCAGCGCAATCAGCGCGTCGTTAGGCATCTTGGCCGCGTTCTTGTCGATGCGCCAGCCGCGATTTGTGTCGCGCGTGGCTCCTGCGTTTACGTGTGCAGTCAAAGTTCTGTCTCCGTCGTGCGCGATGCGCTGGTCGGTGATGGCTTGATACATGCGGTCGGACATCGGGACCATGCGCTCATTGCCCATCGGTTGCTCGATCATGTTCACGCCCTCGTGGCTGAGGATCTGCGCCGAGCGTTCAAAGTTCCATTTGTCGTAAACGACGCCCATCACGCGGTATTTGTCATGTAGCTCGCGGATTTGGTTTTCGACTAGCTCAAGTTCGAGGTGCGACCCGTCGCCCTTTGGCTCGAATACGTGCGCCTCAGGCACGACTTTTCCATCAGGCCGTTTGTGAACCGCTACTACCGCCGAGGCATCCTTTTTGATGCCGATGTCAACCCCGAGATAAACATCGGCGAGTTCGGGGATATGCGCGCCTTCCTCAAAGCACTCTTTCCAAGCTCCGGGCGGAAGCCACGCTTCCTCGGATTCGGTCCATTGGTTCAGGTGCAGGCGGCGAAAGACATGCTCGGGAAGCCTGCGGCACTCGCGGCGAAGATCGTCGGTTTTGATCCACGTAGATGGGTTGGCCTCGCGCCACGCATCTTCGTCTTTGACATCGCAGTCATCGGGCGCCGCCCACCAGCGAAACAGGAACCGCTCGCTGCGCATCGACTCAAGACCTTCATCTTCAAGCATCTTGCCGTGCTGGTAGACCTGCCAGCAGATCGACTCGCGATCGAATCCTGCCGTTGTGATCGAAACAACAAGCGGATTCTCACGCGCAAGCTGTCCGGTGGTGAGCGCGTAGTAGAGCTCGGGGTCTTTGTGGGCGTGAAGTTCGTCAATCACGACCAGCGAAGGGTTAAGTCCGTGCTGCAAGGGCGCGTCACTTGAGAGCACCCGGAACACGCCGCCCGTCTCTTTGCAGACAATAGCGTTGCGCATCGGCGTGAGCCAATCTTGAAGCGCCGGCGACGCCTCGATGAACGCGCGAGCCTGGTCGAACACGACGCGGGCCTGGTCTTTGGAAGCGGCGGCGGCGTAAACCTCCGCGCCAGCCTCGTTCATTGCCATCAATCCATAGAGCGCAATCGCCGCGCAGATGGTCGACTTGCCGTTTTTGCGCGGAACGCCGATTAGGGCTTCGCGGTAGACGAACTTCCCGTCCTCGACTAGGTAAAGCTCGTCGAGCAGATCCGATTGCCAGCCTTCGAGCGTGAGCGGTTTGCCCGCCCAGCGTCCTTTCGTTTGGCGAATGTAATTTTCAGCGAAGGCCTTGACCCGAGGGCCGGCCGTTTGGAATTCACCCACCTAGACATCGACCGTGGGGAGATCCCCGAGCTTCGAGTCCAGCTCGTCTTTGAGCGACTTACCCTTGAGGGCGGCGAGACCGAGGCGCGTGCGGCTTGATGGGTCCATGCCGAATCGCTCGCTCCACTTGCGCAGTTCGTTCTGCGCGTTCTGAAAAGTCTTGATTGCCGGGTGTTCGCGGATCTGGCCCGTCGATCCGGTCGAAGTCGTGCCTTCGGCCTTGATCGTCGACATCGCCTCGCGCATGAGTGCCGCCTGAAAACACAAGGCCTCGAGCGCCAGCCCGTCGATGCGATCGAGCATCCCCCAAGTTTCAAGTTGGGGTACAATCTCATCCCAAATCACCGCTGCCGTTTCGGTGAGTGATTCGGGCTTGTCGGGGACTCCGCGGCCAGCAACAATCAGCGAGTCAGGCAATGCCCTTTTGCCAGGATTGCCTTCACGCCTCTTTTGCTCGACCGGCTTGGGGGGCGGTCCAGGCATAAGTGAGAACCTTTCTCAAAAACGTTTTCATCCTGCGGTCGTGTGTAAAGAGG